GATAAATTCATGTACACTATTTTAGGTACTATTGACAAATTTTTTGATATATTTATACCTAATATTTATGCGAGACTCAAAAACAATAGAATCTTTTCTTCAAAAAAAAGAAAAAGAAAATAAAGAAAAAGACTTATTTCGAAACCTTAAAAAAGAGGTAGAGACAGGTGCGAATGGCACACAGAAATACGTCATCAAGAAAGGTACAAATAAAGGTAAAATAGCTGATGTTAAATGAAGAATTAGTAATATTAAATAAATTACAAAAAATGTTAAAAGAACAATACCAATCAATTGGAGATGCTATGATTGCTGGTGGTATTGACAATATGGAAAAATACAAGTATATGATGGGACAGGCACATGCCTATTTAAGAATATCACAGGAAATATCAAGCCTGCTAAATCCTAAGGAGAAAAAAAATGATACTGAAAGACCAGAAAACGTCATCGACTTCGGAAGAACCGAAAGTTAAATCAGCACTATTAGATAAATACAAAGAAGATCATCAAAAAGAAGTTGATGGTTATGAACGTTTAAAAACAAAAGAAACAGATAAATTACCTAAACCAACTGGATGGAGATTAGTTGTTCTGCCATTTAAAATGCCAGAAAAAACTAGAGGTGGATTATACCTTGGACAAGATACACTTGAGAGACAACAAGTAGGATCTACTTGTGGTTTAGTTCTTGCTATGGGTCCACACTGTTATGACAAAGAAAAATTTCCAGAAGGACCTTGGTGTAAAAAAGGTGATTGGGTAGTTTTTGCAAGATATGCTGGATCTAGAATCCAGATAGATGGTGGGGAAGTTAGATTGCTAAATGATGATGAAGTTTTAGCAACCATCGATAATCCTGAAGATATACTTCATCAATATTAAACATAGTAACACTAGGAGGAGACTATGCAACAAGAAGAAAATAAAACTGTCGATATAGACACGTCTGGTCCAGATGTTGATATAGAATTAGAAAATGATTCTAATGAAACGGAAACACCAGAAGTAGAAACAGCAACTGAAGAAAACACAACTGAAGTTGTTGAAGAACAATCAAAAGAAGAAGAAGTTAAAGCTGAAGCAAAAGAAGAACCTAAAGATGAATTAAAAGAATATTCTGACAGTGTTCAAAAAAGAATTGCAAAGCTAACTAAAAAATGGAGAGAAGCTGAGAGACAAAAAGATGAAGCTTTAAATTATGCTAAATCAGTTTTAACTGATAAAGAAAAAGCAGAACAAAAGCTTTCTAAAATTGAACCTAGCTTTTTAAAAACCACTGAAGATTCAATCAAATCTGGTTTAGAAGCAGCTAAAGCACAATTAGCTAAAGCTAGAGAAGCTGGAGATATTGACGCTGAAGTAAATGCTCAATCTTTAATTTCAGAATATGCTTACAAGCAAGTTAAATTCGCTGAAGCAAAAGCTGAACAAGAGCAATTTGCTAAAGCAAAAGAAACAGAAGTTAAAACTCCTGAAATCAATTTAAATAGACAAGAAGTAGCGCAAGGCACTCCTGATCCAAAAGCTGAATCATGGGCAGCTAAGAATACATGGTTTGGTCAAGATGCAGCGATGACTTATACTGCTTTTGATTTACATAAAAAGTTGACAGAACAGGAAGGTTTTGACCCATCAAGTGATGAATATTATGAAGAAATTAATAAAAGAATAAGACTTGAATTTCCTCATAAATTTGCTACAAATGAATCTAAGGAAACGACTAAGCCAGTACAGACAGTTGCATCTGCAAAAAGAAGTACAAAATCTGGTCGCAAAACTGTGAGACTCACACCCTCTCAGGTAGCAATCGCTAAAAAATTAGGTGTGCCACTTGAAGAATATGCGAAACAATTAAATATCACGAAGGAGGTATAAGGCATATGGAAAATGATAACGAAAAAAGAACCTCGCGTGCGAGTCAAACTAGAGAAAAAGAATCTCGTCCAAAAGTTTGGACTCCACCATCAAGTTTAGATGCACCCCCTGCACCGACAGGATTCAAACATAGATGGATTAGAACTGAGACTTTAGGATTCCAAGACACTAAGAATGTCGCTGGGAGAATTAGATCAGGATATGAATTAGTTAGATCTGATGAATATCCAGATTCAGACTATCCACAGGTTGAAGACGGTAAATATAAGGGAGTGATCGGAGTTGGTGGCCTTGTGCTGGCAAGGGTACCGGAAGAGATCGCAAAACAACGTTCTGACTATTATAAAAAACAAGCTCAGGAAAACGTTGAGGCAGTAGATAACGATCTTATGAAGGAGCAGCACCCAAGTATGCCGATCAATATTGATCGACAAACTCGTGTAACTTTTGGTGGTACAAAGAAAAGTTAATTTTTTAACGATTCCTAGCCAACAAATTACACTTAAACTAACAATGTCTAAGGAGGACAACTATGGCAAATAAAGACGCAGCCTTTGGTCTAAGACCAATCGGAAAAGTTGGACAGAATAGAGACAACCAAGGTTTAAGTGAATACAGTATTGCTGCTAATGACAGTACTACGATTTATTTCCAAGACCCAGTTAAAGCAACTGCGGCTGGAACAATAGATCAAGGTGCTGCTGGCGGAGCAATCCTAGGTTCCTTAAACGGTGTATTCTACACTGATTCAACAACTAAAAAACCTACGTGGGCAAATCACTATGCTGGCAGCAATGCAGCTACTGATATTGTTGCTTTCGTAGCAGACGACCCATATGAAAGATTCGAGATCCAGTCAAACAACACAGCTGCTTCAGCGCAGACTGATGTGTTTAACAACGCGGATATTGAATTAACTGCGGGTAATTCAGCTAACTATGTATCAAAAGCAGAGCTAAATGATTCTACATTAAGTACGAACTCAGCTCAGCTTAGAATACTTGGTGTTTCAAAAGATGCAGATAACAATGATTTAGGTTCAGCGAACGTAAACTTTGTTGTTGAAATCAATGAACATCAATTAAAAGGTACAACAGGAATATAAGGAGATAAACTATGGCGATAAGTAGAGGACAACTAGTTAAAGAACTAGAACCAGGTTTAAATGCCTTATTTGGCCTGGAGTATAAACGTTATGAGAATCAGCATGCTGAGATCTACACAACTGAATCTTCAGACAGAGCGTTTGAAGAAGAAGTTATGTTATCAGGTTTTGCTCAAGCACAGACTAAGTCTGAAGGTGCTGGCGTGACTTTTGACAATGCTCAAGAGACATACACTGCTAGATACACTCACGAGACTGTAGCTTTAGCGTTTTCAATCACTGAAGAAGCGATTGAAGATAACTTGTATGACAGACTTGCTAGTAGATACACAAAAGCATTAGCTAGATCTATGGCGAATACAAAACAAGTTAAAGCAGTTGCACCGTTAATTAACGGTCTACCAACTAACGATGCTTTCGATTCAGGGGATGGTGTTTCATTATTTAACACTTCTCACCCAACAATCGCAGGTACTGTTAAAAACACTTTAACAACTCAAGCAGACTTAAACGAAACTTCATTGGAGCAGTCTTTAATTGACATCGCTGCAATGACTGACGAAAGAGGTCTTAAAATTGCTGCTAGAGGAGTAAAAATGATTATTCCTTCTGAGCTTCAATTTACAGCTGAGAGATTGATGAAGTCTCAAGGTAGAGTTGGAACTGCTGATAATGATATTAACGCAATCGTTTCTATGGGAATGGTTCCTCAAGGTTACAGAGTGAACAACTTCCTAACTGACACAGATGCGTTCTACATTATCACTGACGTGCCGAATGGTATGAAGTACTTTGAAAGAGCAGCTATTAAAACTGCTATGGAAGGTGACTTCGATACTGGTAACGTAAGATACAAAGCTAGAGAAAGATACTCTTTTGGAGTTTCTGACTTTAGAGGTATCTTTGGCGTTGAAGGTGCATAATAATTAAAATATTTGAGGCGGGACACAATCCCGCCTCATTTACAATATAGAAAGAAAAAACCATGAATAAATACTTAGTTAAAATTTTTACAAAAAAACTTCAAACTCAATTTGAAATAGAAAGTGATAAAGAGATAAATGATGCCGATGAGCTAAATAAACCTATCATTGACTTTCTAGGAAAATCTGATATAAAATGGGAACAAAATGATCTGCAATACAATAGCACTGCAAATGATTTTTATATAACCTATGAGGAGGTTAATAATGGCTCAGGACAACATGGTATTGTTCGCAAAGAAACTGAAACTCGAGTCTAAATGGAACGAGTTGTTTCTTGAAAACAAGGGACAAATAACCGCTGAGATGTCTGCTATAGGCGATGAGATCAAACATACAATTAGATCCATCCTTAAAGCACAAGAGACACAAGTCCATACCAATCCATTAGATGGTGAAATCCATCTTTACGCTGGTTAATTAGGACTCAAACATTACTGGAATCAGTCTTTTACTGCAGGGATATCTTGCACTATATTAAAATCTAGTATATAAATTACTAACTATACATAAATTAATTTCTACATAGACGCGTATAGTCGACGGCCTAGAGACTATGTGGAAAATACTAGGAGGATACAACTATGGCACAAACTACGTTTACAGGACCAGTGGTAGCCCTTAATGGGTTTATTGGTGGTGCTAATGAAAATGCAAATGATACAGCACAAGGTGGAAAAGTTTCTTGGACTGTTTCTAATGCATCTACAGTTACAATTGCTACTGGAGACAGAGCAGGTCAAACTTTAAGTGCAGTGGATAACGATGGTGTTATGATTTACGTTGCTAACGGATTTTCTAACGCTGCTACATATGCATTTTCTGATGGTACTACTTGGAAAAGAGTACAAGACGGTGCAGACATTGCAACTGGTGCATAATTAATTATAGAGCTCCTTCGGGAGCTCTTAAATTTTAAGGAGAAAATAATATGGCAAGTAAAGGTGATATACAAGCAACTAGATTTGAAGCTTCAACTTCAAACGCTATTGTTGCACCAGCTGTAAGACTAAGAGGTATTATTGTTTCAAATAATGATGCTACTAACGCTGGTAAAGTTACATTAACAAATGGTTCACAATCAGGTTCTGCTTTATTTACAGCAGATGTACCAGCTGGAGATGTAATTAACTTTTCATTTCCTGAAGACGGAATTAGATTTGCAGAAGGAATATTTGTTTCTACATTTACAACTGTAGCAGCTGTAACATTATTGACTGATAAATATTCTGGATAGTTAGGAGCTTAAATGGCAACTTCTGGAACAACAACTTTTGAATCAAGTTTTTATATTGATGATATAATTACTGAAGCCTATGAACGTGTAGGTCGATTTGATTATTCAGGTAATGATATAAAAACTGCAAGACGTTCTTTAAACATAATGTTTCAAGAATGGGCAAATAGAGGTTTGCATTATTGGCAGGTGAAAAATAATTCCATTACAT